GGAAAGCGCGCCTCTTTTAAATACAATAACACACGGAACGGATATAATAGACAATGTTAAAAAAAATATATTTCCGCTTGCTCATATTAATATACTCAGCTCTTCAATTAGTAACGGAGTTGTCAATTTTACTTTTGAGGTGGCTGTCGTAGATATTCGCAATATTTCAAAAATAAATGTAAAAGATAAATTTTTAGGAAACGACAACGAACTCGACAACCTCAACACTTGCCACGCTATCCTCAATTATATGATTACTAAAATGAGATTGCAAAGAGGAGAGAACGATATTGAATTACAAAACGATCCAACTTTGCAGCCAATACTTTTATCTTTTACCAATGCTTTGGATGGTTGGAAATGTGATATTGAAATAAGCGTTCCGAATAACGAATTTGCGGTTTGTTGCAATGGAGATTAAAAACGTACAGCAAGCGCTCGACGAGTTTGGAAAGTCGGTTGTAGACAGGGCGAGAATGAATTTAAAAACCGGCGGCCGTTATGGAACTCATAACGCATCCGGCCAATTATCAAAGTCGTTGGACTACAAAACAAAAGAGAATAAAAACTCTATTGAGTTTGATTTTTATGCAGAGGATTATTGGGCGCAATTAGATTACGGAACAAAAGGGAGCGAGTCAAGTGCAAAAGCTCCAAACTCTCCATATAAAGCAAACGCGTCGAGAGGTGCAATTGATAAGTGGGTAATTCGCAAAGGCATTCAAGGAACTCGAGGAGCTGGAGGAGAATTTACAAATCGTAAAATGATGGTGACAGCAATAACGAACTCAATAAATAGGACAGGAACTTACGAAACGAAATTTTTTAGGAGTGCGTTTGACATGGAGTTCCAAAATTTTGACAACAATATTGCTGAAAAATACGGCTTAGATTTGGAGTCGTTTTTAAATTTTACATTAAAAGAAATTAAATAAATGAAAGTAGTAAAAGTAAGAAGTCCGTTTATAATTGAAATCAACGAGCCTACTCAGTTAGGATCTAAGATTGAAATATTCATTTGGAATAGTGGCGACACTGAGCCAACGACTCCGACATATACGTTAAGCAAACCAATTCCAACGACAAACCAAAGAAAAACGAGTTACAACGTTTCAAACTTTGTTAAGGAATATATCGACAATATCAATCCGGTTTACGTTGGTACAACTGCTCAAGACACAAAAGAAAATTGGGCGTTTTTTAGAGTAAAAAGATATTGGAACAACGCCGGAACTTTTACTTTATTAGATAATGAGTTATATGTTGGCGTTAATGGTTTCACTAATTATATGGACGGAATACAAGTTCCTGAGGAAACTAGAGTCGAGTTGTTATTTAATCCAGAAATCAAAAACACTTACGAAAAAAGAGCCACTTATCCGGATATATTTACACAATATTTGAATATATTAGTTGAGTTTGTTGCGCCTGGTGACGTCTTAGATATTAATTTTAGTAGAATTGACGGAGTTGTTGGAAGTCAAAATTTTCAATATACCTCATTAACAGGAATTTATTTATTTAAAATTCCAATAACTTTGGCAAAAGCGAACAATATTTTTGTAAATGGTTGCGCGGTATCGATAATTTTAGATCCAGCGGTTGGAAGACCGGTTGATTATGGAACATTTTACACTTATCCAATTTGTGAGCCTAAATATACGCCAGTACTTTGCGATTTTATAAATAGATTTGGAGGCTGGCAAACGTTAACTTTTTACAAAGCTCAAACCAATAGTGTAACGGCTAAAAGTAATGATTATAAATTAATGCCAAAAGAAGTTGACTATAATCCATTAATAGGCCAAAGCAAATCTTTTAATTATACAGGAACTCAAAGCGTGACTTTAAACACTGGTTGGGTTGACGAAAATTATAGCGAATTAATAACCGACTTACTTTTAAGCGAGACTATTTTATTAGATAAAAAACCGGTTAATTTAAAAACTCAAAGTTCTGAGTTAAAAACAAAGCTAAAAAATAGAATGATAAATTACACTTTGGATTTTGAATATAATTTCAATTTAATTAATGACGTGATATGATTTTAAATTTAGCTTTATTTTTAAAAAATGATGTCTTAAATAAATACCAAAGGACGGACTTATTTAACGATGAGACTATCTCAATCACTCAAGTGATCCAGGACGTCAAAGATATAAGTTTAATTTTTACAAATTTTACTAAAACTTTTACTATTCCGGCAACCGATGAGAATAACAGATTATTTAAGCACTATTATAACTATGATATTGACGGAGGATTTGATGCGAGAATTAAAATAGATGCTTATATTGAGATTGACTCCAATCGATTTAACAGCGGAAAGGTCAAACTTGAGGGCGTGGAAATGAAAAATAACCAGCCTTACGCTTATAAAATTAATTATTACGGCGATACTATTAGTTTAAAAGACGTTATCGGAGAGGATAAATTGAACGCTTTGGATTTTTCAAGTTATAATTTGCCTTATAATAGCACAAATGTAAAGGCAAAATTACAAGCAAATCCAAATACAACGGATATAGTTGCGCCTTTTATATCACACACAAATAGATATTATTACGATAGTAGTTCACCGCATACCGAAGATCCGAGAAATTTATATTTTCAAACTGGAGGCACTCACGAACATGGTCTTTTATGGAATGATTTAAAATATGCTATTCGATTGGACGCAATAGTTCAACAAATTGGAACGCATTACGGATTAACTTTTAGCGATGACTTTTTTAATAGTTCGAATTTAGACTATTATAATTTATTTATGTGGTTGCATAGAAGTAAGGGAGCGGTGCAAGGAGCTGAGGGCGGAATTTTACCTCCGGAGTTAATAGATAATTTAACAAATGTTGGCTCTCCTGTTAATGGATCAATAATAAACTCAAATACACTAGAGGTTTATTATAATAATTACCTTGCATTTTTTAGTAGCGTTTATATTCAAACCTCATCAACAACGCCTTATAAATTTAGTGTTTTAAGAAACGGAGCTTTATTTTATCAAAGTGATGACTTAACCGGAACTCAAACAATAAGTTTTCCAAATGATTTTGATCCGGCAAGTTATACTTTTTTTATTCAAAGTCAAACCCCAATAACAATTGATAATATTAATTTATCAATGGTATATATTTCCGGAGGAGGTTTTTTTACTGAAATTTTTAACGCTGGATTATTTAACACAAATAGCGATTTTATTTTTAATATATCTCAGCAAATTCCAGAAATAAAAGTATTGGATTTTTTAAGAGGTATTTTTCAAATGTTTAATTTGACGGCATATTTTGAAAACGGAATAGTTGTTGTTAAAACTTTAAATGATTTTTATGCCACTGCGGAAGTTTACGATATTACTCAATATATTAAAGTCGACAGCAATAGTGTAAATGTAGCTTTGCCGTTTAAACAAATCGAGTTTGGATATGAAGACACAAAAACACTTTTAGCGTTAAAACATTCTCAGCAATTTAACTACGATTGGGCAAAGGAAATTTATAACGAGTTGCCAGAAATTGAGGGAGGAATTTATAAAGTAACTCTCCCGTTTTCTCATTTTAAATATGAGAGGCTTTTTGATTTAAAACCTCCGACAACTTTGACAGATATTCAGTGGGGATATTCGGCAAACGACAACTTCAACTCCGCTACTGGAAATTATGAGGCTGCCTTAGGGAAACCACTTTTATTTTATCCGATATTAGTGACCGGAGTTGCAAATATGTCATTTAGGCCAAACACTTCAACTCACGAAAATATTACGTCTTATATTGCGCCGTCAAATTCTAGAAGTTTTGATCCTGGTGTTAGCGTTTCAAACATTAATTTCAAAGCGGAGATTAACGAGTGGACTTTTACGAATAATTTTACAGACACTTTATTTTTAAAATATTATCAGGATTATATTTTGCAAGTTTTTAATCCTAAAAATAGATTGACAAAAATTAAGGCAATTTTGCCTTTGAGTGTATTGTTAAATTTTGAATTAAATGATAGGTTTAAAATTGGCGACCGACTATTTAGAATTAATAAAATAACAACTAACTTAACAAACGGAGAGAGTGACATGGAACTCTTAAACGAATTATGATAAATAATATTTTACAAATGCTCCAACATGCTGAGCAATACGAACACAATGAAATTATAGCAAGCGCCAAAGGAAAATACGAATTAAAAAATAATTATTTACAACTATTTAAAAATTTATTGAAATGGCGATTGAAAAAATAATTGATATAAACATACAAGGCAACGCGGACGAAGTTGTCGGAAGTTTACGCTCCCAATTAAGACAAGCTCAGGCTGAGGTTGCAACCTTATCGGATAAATTTGGAGTTACTTCAAAAGAGGCGACAGAGGCAGCAAAAAGAGCCGCCGAATTAAAAGACAGGATCGGAGACGCGAAAGCCTTAACGGACGCCTTTAATCCGGACGCAAAATTCAAGGCCTTGAGTTCGTCTTTGGCTGGAGTTGCTGGAGGTTTCGCAGCCGTTCAAGGAGGTATGGCTTTATTTGGAACTCAATCCAAAGAAGTAGAGCAAACGCTTTTAAAAGTTCAAAGTGCAATGGCATTGTCTCAAGGGTTGCAAACAATCGGAGAGAGTGTCGACTCATTTAAACAATTGGCGGCCGTTGCAAAAAGTTATACAATAGTTCAAAAAGTAGTTACTGCCGGCCAATGGTTATGGAATGCGGCAATGGCTGCCAATCCAGTTGGTTTAATTGTGGCCGGAGTTGTCGCTTTAATTGCTGCGGGGGTTGCGTTAGTTAGTTATTTTAAGTCAACCTCAGACGCAGCGGCTAAAAATACAGCTGCCGTAAACGCGAATAAAAAGGCTATTGACAACCAATCAAAAAGTCTAGAAAAAAACTCGACTGAATTACAGAAAAAACAAAGTCACGAGTTGGCAATGGCCAAAGCATCCGGAGCGAGTGCGGCATCAATTAGAGCCTTAGAATTAAAATTGATTGATGAGAAAATTGCATACGAAAAATCGGCTCGAGCGGTTGCTTTTAATACCTACGAAAAAAATAAAAATTATTTAGCATCTTTAAAGGCTGCCGATGCAGACGAGGAGATTATAAAAAAACAACAAGAAACGACAAATAAGTCGATAGAAGAGTATAACAAACAAAATAAAAATGTTCAAAAGGCCTTTGACGAGAGAAGAGATATTCAAAGACGCCACCAGGTTGAAATTAGACAATCCCAAACGGATCACAATAGAGAGGTAGCGAGTAAAAACAAAGAGGCTGCCGACAAAGCGAGAGAGGACGCAAGGGAGGCGACAAAGAAAAAAGCCGAAGAAGAAAAGGAGCGTTTGAAAAAAATTGCAGACGACAAACTTGAGGCGGATAAGCAAAGCGCTATTAAAGCAGCTGAAATTTTGGAAAGTTTAAAACCAAAAGAAACTCCAGCTCAAAAAGAAAATAGGGAATTCCTAGAAAAATTGGCAGTTTTAGAGGCGAATAATAAATCGACTGAGGATTTAAGAAGACAGCATCTTGAAAATTTAAAAGAAATTGAAGACGAAAATAGATTAAAAGCCGATGAGAAAAAGGCCGAGGATTACGAGAAAATCATAAACGACCAAACCGCAACAAACGACGCAAGGATTGAGGCAATTAATGCCGAACAAGCTCTCTATCAAAAGCAACTTGACGACAAAGTAATAACTGAGCAACAATATAACGAGAAGACAAAACAATTATCGGCTGCGAGAGTTAACATTGACAAGGCAGAAGCTCAAGCAAAGCAAGCGTTATTTGCAAAAACGTCGGACACTTTAAATAAAGGAGCGGATTTGTTGGGTAAAAATACAGCGGCGGGGAAAGCAATGGCAGCGGCAGCGGCTTTGATAAATACTTATCAGGGTATTACGGCAGAGCTTGCGACTAAAACCGTGACGCCTTTTGAAATTGGATTGAAAATTGCGAACGTTGCAATTATTGCAGCAACCGGATTTAAAGCGGTGCAAGACATTGTCTCAGTTCAAATTCCTGGCGGCGGTGGCGGAGGAGGCGGAGGAGCTGCCTCAAGTGGTGGCGCAGCAAGTGCAAGCGCAAGCGCTCCAAGTATGACCGCTCCGAGTTTCAATTCAGTTGGATCGAGTTCAACAAACCAACTTGCGCAGACAATCGGACAATAACAAAACAATAAAAAAAAGTTATAGTATTATGGAGACTTATAAAGTTTTATTTAATGAAGAGGAAAACGAGGGCGTTTATGCTGTCTCGTTAGTCTCAGATCCAGCAATTGGAGTTCAGTTTGTAACCTTATCAAAACAAAAGGAAATCAAACTCGCAACGATTAACGAAGAGCAAAGAATATTATTGGGTGCGGTATTAATACCAGACCAACCAATTTATAGAGTACAAGACGGACACGAATTTAACATCGTATTTCCAAAGGAAACTATTAAAAAAGTTCAACACAATTTTAGCCAACAAGGTTATCAAAATAATTCAACGATTGAACACTCGGGAGAGCAAATTCAAAACGTGACATTTGTTGAAACTTGGATAAAAGAGGACGAGGTACATGATAAGTCCGTAATGCACGGATTTAATGAGCCAATCGGGACTTGGTTTGCTGCAATGAAAGTCAATAACGACGAGATTTGGAACGACTACGTTAAGACTGGCAAAGTCAAAGGATTTTCGATTGACGGAGTCTTTGATATGGAGAAAGTAAATTTAAAATCAGAAATTAATATGAATTTAGAAACTATCGTTAATGCGATAAAAGAGGGTTTCGCGTCGGTAAAATTATCGAACGAAGCTGAGCAAGTTGAAGTTGTTATTACAATGGCTACAATGATGCTTAAAGATGGTGTTACTATTTTAGAGGCTGAGTCTTTTGAGGCTGGGCAAGCGGTTTTTATCGTTGCTGAAAATGGTGACAAAGTTCCAGCTCCAATCGGAGAGCATGAACTTGAAGACGGACGTATTTTAGTAATCACCGAAGAGGGAATGATTGCTGAAATTAAAGAGGCAATGGTTGAAGAGGAAACTCAAGACGCTGACGTTGAGGTTGAAGTTGAAATGACAACTGAGGAAATGATAAAAGCTATCGTTACCAATATGAGCGTTGAAGTTTCAAAACAAATCGAGGCAATTCGTACCGAATTAAGCGCTCAAATTGCTGAGGTTAAAACAACTCAAGTTGAAGTGAAAGCGTCAACAAAAGCAAAGCCAGAAGTTGCTGAAACTTTAAACAAAAATGTGAAACTTACAAGATCACAAAAAATATTAAATAACTTAAAAAATTAAATTTAAAAAAGATGCCAACTACAACAAATGTATCATCAAATTATAACGGCTCGGCAGCCGGTATGATTATCGGTCAAGCGTTCAAAACGATTGACACTATTGAAAAAGGAGCGGTTACTATCGCTGAAAACGTTAACTTTAAATTATCGTTAAGAAAAATCGCTTACACTGACGGAACAACTGCTTACACTTGCGGATTTGCTCCAGCTGGAACAATCGTTTTAAACGAAAACACAATTGAGCCTTTCAAATTCAAAAATGATTTTGATGTTTGTAAAGAAGATTTTAGACAGACTTGGTCTGACGGAATTATGGGAGCTGGAGCTGCTAACGGAACAGCACCAAGCGACATAATGGACGCAATCCAAGCTGAGGTTTTAGGAGCAATCGGAGAAAAATTGGAAACTGATATTTGGCAGTCTTCAACAAACTTTGATGGTTTCTTAACTTTGTTTGCTGCTGACGGAGACGTTAACAAGCCAACCGCTGACGCTGCGGTTACTGAGGCAAACGTATTGACTAAATACTTAAAACCAGCTTTAAACGCTGTCCCAGTTGCTTTAAGAAATAAAGAGTTAATCCTTGCGGTTTCTCCAGACGTTGCTCAAGCATACGCTTTCTACTTATCTACTCAAGGGATTGTTTATGGTAACGGAAATACTGATTTTCCATTAACTTTTGGACGTCACACTCTAGTAGTATTGAACGGATTACCTGACAACTCAGTTGTTATCTACGAGCGTAAAAACTTAGTTTTCGCTACTGGTTTAACAGCTGATTACAACCAAGTTGCACTTGTTGACGAAGACGAAATCGGTTTATTAACTGGTAAAGTTAGAGGTAAAGTTGTTTACGCGGTAGGTGTTGGATACTACAACGCTGAGGAAATCGTTTGGTTATCTTTAGACTAATTAATTAACATAAATACCGCTCATTAATTTGGGCGGTTTTTAATAAAAAAAAATATAAATATGTCTTGTCTAATATCAAAAGGAAAACTTTTAGGATGTAAAGATCAAAGAGGCGGTTACAAAAATTTATACTTCGCAAATTATGACGATTATGGATTTGTAATTGCAGCGCACCAAGTTACGAGCTTGGGTTCTTTGGACGAAGTTTTCAAATACGAAGTTAAAGCGACCACAAACACATTAACAGAAACCGGAACAAGTTCTCAGGATAATGGAACATTCTTAAACGCTCAAGCCTTAGCGGTTACACTTCCAAAATTATCGGCTGACTTACAGGCTCAAGTTCAATTGATTTGTGCGTCTCGTCCTTACGTTTTCGTAGAGGATTATAATGGAAATATTCTTTTAGTTGGTGCAGCTAACGGAACAATGTCAAACTGCACAAAAGTAACCGGAGGAGCTGGAGCTGATTTATCAGGTTTCACTTTGACGATTAATGCTGAGGAGAGTAATTTAAGTCCATTTTTGGACTCAGCGACTAAAACTGCTTTATATGCTTTAGTTAGCGACCAGGTTGTTTCCTAATTTTTCTTTCATAGTTTGTTTAAAAAAAAGTCACTTCGGTGGCTTTTTTTGTTACAAAAGACTATTTTTTAGTTATATATATATGTGGATATTTAATTTAACAGCGCCTTATCAATTCAAGTGCATTCCTCGAAACTATAATGGAGGAGAATTGACCTTTTTTTTAAGGGATGAGCTAAGAGATACAACGACAGAAATTGAAATATTGGGCGTATTTTATCAAAATAGCGTTTTAATTTTAAATTTCGAAGAGCCAATTTTAAGAGAGGGGCAATCTTTTGAAATTACAATCAATGAAAATGATAATTTAATATATAGAGGCAAGGCTTTTGCAACCGCACAAACCGACCTTGAGAATTTTGAACTTAACAAAGGAGTTCTAAAAATATAAATTTATGGAGAAATTACAAATTATAAACCTATCAAATTATATCCGTCCAGAGATTAAAGAAGTAAGCGGTAAAAAGTGGGTTTTAAACGGAGATAAAAATAGCTTTTATCAAACTATTATTGACGCTTATAACGGCTCACCAACAAACTCGGCGATAATTGACTCTTATAGTCAATTTATTTATGGTAAGGGATTGACATCAAATGGCAAAACAAAAAAACCAAGCGAGTGGGCTGCGATTATGTCCTTAGTTTCAAAAAAAGATTTGCGAAAAATTTGCAAGGATTTTGAAATGTTTGGAGAGTCATCAATTGAGGTAAAATATATAAACAATAAAATTCAAAGATGCTTTCATATTGCAAAGCAAAGAATTGCTCCAGAGGTTGCAAATGAAGAGGGAGACATTACAGGTTATTATTATAGTTATGATTTTGCAAATGTAAATAAATACAAGCCGGAGCGCTTTGATGCTTTCGGATTTGGCGAGGGGTTAGGTGAACGCTCAGAAATTTATATAATTAGAGATTATCAGGTTGGGCAATTTTATTATTCAAATCCTAGTTATGTGTCCGGAATATCTTGGGCAAAAATGGAGGAGGAAATAAGTAACTACTCAATCAATCACATACAAAAAGGATTGTCTTTTGGGCATATTATTAATATGAATTGCGGAGTCCAAGAAAGCGCGGAGACAATTCAAGAAAATACAAGACAAATTCGTAATCACTTAACCGGATCACAAAACGCCGGTGCATTCTTTTTAAATTGGAACGATAATAAGGACAGCGAGATAACAATTTCAGCGCTTGAGGTTTCCGATGCTCACCAGCAATATTCTTATTTAAGTACTGAGGCGAGACAACAACTTTGCACGGCTCACAAATTAACCTCTCCAATGTTAGTAGGAGTAAAAGAGGCTAGTGGTTTCAGTTCAAATGCTGAGGAAATAAAAGTTGGTTTTGAGGAGTTAATGATTAACGTAATACGACCAAAACAAGAAATAATTTTGGACGGATTAATGGAGATTTTCGCTGTTAACGGAATAACTTTGGATTTACAATTTGAAAACTTAAGAGCTGAGGACGTTGTTGAAAGCGTAACTGGCGAGACAATTCAAGAAGTTGCCAACGATGCTGCAATATCTTATAACGGAGCGCAAATTGCCTCAGCGATTGACATATTTGCAAAAGTAAGAGAGGGAATTTTGACAACTGAGCAAGCAATTGTTTTCTTAGTTCAATTCCTTAACATTCCGGCAGCCGTTGCTCAATCATTATTTACAAATCAACCAGCTCCGATTACTCAATTAGCAAGTCAAAAGGTTTGTTGTTCAAAAGAAGACAACGGACTTTCCGAAGTTGCTGACGCTCTTATTGAATTGGGCGAAATTGTAGACGAGGATGAGTGGATTGAGATTGATGCGATACCGGTAACCAAAGATTTAGAGATTAACGAAATTACTTTAAATTTAGCTAGATCGTTTGCAAGTTTCCCAAACGTAACAAGCGAACAAGACACCGAATTGTTTAAAATTCGTTATTCTTACGAGGGTGCTTTAAACGCTCAAAGAGATTTTTGTAATAAAATGGTAAGCGCTGGACGTACTTATCGCAAAGAAGACATTACAATTGCAGAAACAAAAGTTGTAAATGCTGGTTTTGGTCCTGGCGGAGCGGATAATTATAGCATTTGGCTTTACAAAGGAGGCGTAAATTGTCAACATTTTTGGATGAGAAAAATATATTTGCGTAAAAACAACGAGAGAATAAGCGTAAACGAGGCTCGAAAAATGATTTTAGACTTAGATCCGGCGGACAGACCTAAAGCGAGATGGCAAGAGAATGAGATTGAGGTGGCACAAATTGCCTCAGAGAGCAACAATTTTTGGTCATTAACTCCAAATTATAGACAATAATGGCGACAACTATATTATTAAAAGAAAACGAATTAACTAAAAACACCCTTTTGGGCGGGAATATTGATATTGATTTATATATTCCATGCATCGCAGACGCTCAAAGGATAAGATTAGAGGAGATTTTAGGCGAAACTCTTTATAATAAAATTTGCTTAGACTTTGAAGACGACGAATTGGCCGGCGAATATTTAACCTTATATGAGGGATATATAGTTCCTTTTTTAATTGCAGCGGCAGCGGTTGAATATTTACTTATTGGAGCTTACAAAGTAAACAATAATGGAATTTTTAAAGCTCAACCTGACAACTCGGTTGCAATTGATAAAACCGAAGTTGATTATTTGGTTAACAATATGAGACTTAAGTCGGAAATGTACCAAGACAGGATGTTGAGATGGTTATACAAAAACAATTTACCAGAATACGTAAGTAGTTCAACAAATATAGTTAATCCAATGCGTTCAAATTTAATTTGTGGCAAATGGTGGCTAGACAAACCATATTAATATGAGGAAAACAGATAAGAGGACAGAGGAAAACATAAAGAAATTAAAAAAATTTTTGACAAATGGCGCAGACTTTAAACTTTACAACCAAAAGAGGGGACACATTCAAAGCGGTAACCTTTCAAATAAACATTAATGAAATCCCTCTCGA